GCAGGTGTATCAGACACAGTAAGTTGGTCATAATGGCACATTACGCATATTTGAATAATAACAATATTGTTGTAGCAGTCATAGTGGGTAAAGATGAAACTGAACTTATTGATGGATTAGATACTGAAACTTATTATGCATTGAATACGCCTTACACAGTAAAGCGCACCTCATATAATGGCAACATACGCAAAAATTACGCTGGCATTGGTTTTACTTATGATGCACAGCGAGATGCTTTTATAGCACCTAAACCTTTTAATTCTTGGGTACTGAATGAAAATACTTGCCGATGGCAAGCACCAACACCAAGACCCATAAATGACCTCTATTATGTTTGGGATGAAGAAAATTTAATGTGGCAACAATTAGAGAATTAACAAGCCCTAATGGTTGGCCGGCTAGCGAGGATCGCAAGACGCTAGGCATTGAATCTTTCCATGTGCCGGGAACAAAAATAAAGTTTGCCTGTTGTAAAGCCGTTGCGCCATTGCTTATTAATTTTGCCAAAGAATTTCATGAATTAGTTGAACCCATTGACCAAGGCCAATTAGATGATTGGGGTTATGCCTTCCGCATGACCAGGGGATCAGAGCGTGTATTAAGCAATCATTCATCTGGTACGGCCATAGATTTAAATGCAATTAAGCATCCTTTGGGCAAGTCAAATACATTTAATAAGGATCAGCGTAATACAATTAACCTACTAATAACTAAATATGGGTTGAATTGGGGCGGCAATTACAAAAAGCGTAAAGATGAAATGCATTTTGAAATAGCATTAACCAGGCATGAAGTTAAACAAAAAATAAAACAGTTAGGAATAAAATGAAATTAGATAAAAAGAAAAAAGAAATTATTAAGTCATATTTAAGAAGCGTTGCGGTTGCAACTGTTACAACAGCCTTAGCCTTAGTTGCAGATGTTAGGCCTGAGTTAGCAATTTTAGCAGGTGCCGTAGTTGCACCTATAATCCGCTACCTTGATCCTAAAAATGATCAATTTGGTGTCAATAGTTAATGAGCGCAAATGATTGGGCGGCTTTAGCAGTATCTACAATTACTATTCTAGGCGCACTGGTAGCAACTGTTAGATGGCTAGTTAAGCATTATTTAAGTGAATTAAAGCCTGACAATAATGGCCGCCATAATTTAGAGGGTAGGGTTGCCCGTATTGAAGAAAAGATAGACACGCTTTACACCATACTAATATCCCGTAAATAGTCAGGGGCATCCCCTAGCCTATGGCCATGAATATGTGTGTGGTTGTACCAACTAGGGGCAGGCCTGAAAACATGTTACGCCTAGCACAAGCATTTGTTGATACAAAAGCAGATGCAGATTTATATGCAGTAATAGACAACAATGATCCAAAATGGGATGAGTATTACAAACATGACAATTACTACCAAATTCCAGCACACAATGAAACAGGTGGTTGTGCCAACTCTCTTAATTCCGGTGCAGTTAGTTTGCTTGATATTTCTCGCTATCCTTTTTATCAACTGTTTGTTTTCATGGGTGATGATCACGTTCCTAGAACGCTACATTGGGATAGAGAGTTTGAGAAAGCGTTAAGGGGTAAAACCGGCATTGCTTATGGGAATGATCTACTGCAAGGTGAAAATTTACCTACTTCATTTGTAATGACACGTGACATAGTAGATGCATTATGGGGTATGACATTTCCTAAATGCAGACACCTTTATTTTGATAACTTTGTTAAGCAATTAGGGATTGATCTAGGCGTATTAAAGTATTTACAAGATGTAATCATTGAACACTTACACCCAGTAGCCGGTAAGGCTGAAATGGATGAAGGTTATGCCAGGGTAAATCAACCTAAATGGTATGAAGAAGATTTATTGACATTACAAAAATACATTAGATCAGAAGAATATGCAGATTTGGTAAACAAACTTAAATGAAATTAAATGATTTATTTGATGCAATTATTGTGCTCAATTTAGATAGAAGGGCTGACCGATTAACGGCAATAACACATCAATTAGATTCTTTACAAGTAACCTGGAAAAGATGGCCAGCGATTGATGATCGCGGCACTGATATGACACCAATTTTTTGCAATACAATGAATTGGATTAATAGGCTTTTTTATTCTCAATATAAAGAATATAAAAATGTTTTATTTTTAGATGATGATTGTGAGTTTGTGCCTGATTTTGAAACAAAATTAGATGAAGTTTGGCCAACAATACCTGATGATTGGGATACGGTTAGTTTTGGCGATCATTTAATTTCAGCAACACCAATTACAGATAAAATACAAAAAATACATGAATCTTACGGTGGCCACGCAACCGCAATAAAAATGAGTTGTTTGCCTATCTTATTAAAAGGATTTAAAGGTAAAAATTTTGGTGATTTAGAGTTAAATGCTATGAGCGGTGATTTAAATAGATATGTTATTGAACCAGGTTTGATTGGTCAGGGAAGATATGAATCAGATTTAGTTGGTGGTATTAGGCCTAACCTTTACACTTTGTGGCAATAATGGAAATTTTAATTACCGGATCACATGGCTTTGTTGGCCGTGCTTTTAGACGTGCGCTACCTCATGCTAATTTAACTCTAGTAGATTTAAAACAAGGTGTTGATTGCCGTAAATTTTTCCAATTAGAAAAAAAGCAATATGATCTTGTAATTCATTTGGCCGCAGTGGTTGGTGGCCGGATGCTTATAGAAAATGAACCGTTAGCCTTAGCGGTTGATCTAGCCATTGATGCCGAGTTTGCATCCTGGGCAATGAGAACTAAACAACCCTATCTTGTTTACTTCTCATCATCAGCCGCTTATCCAATTGAACTACAAACACTAAGTAAAAAACGCCGGTTAAAAGAAAAAGACATTAATTTTAATAAGATCGGTAAGCCTGATATGACTTATGGTTGGTCAAAATTAACCGGCGAAATGTTAATGAACTATTTGCGTGAAGAAGGCACAAAGGTATTAACACTTAGGCCATTTAGCGGATATGGTACAGATCAAGATTTGGATTACCCATTTCCATCTATTATTGAACGCGCCATTATGAACGCAAACCCTTTTAACATTTGGGGTAAGGCAACTACTACTAGAGATTTTATACATATTGATGACATAGTTGATGCGGTCATAACTATGGTTAGAAATGATTGTAATCAAACGGTCAATCTATGTACCGGCAGACCCACAACATTTATAGATTTAGCCACAATAGCCTTGAAAGTTCTAGGCCATGAAAAGACCTATCGTAAGAATTTTAAGGTATTAACTGATAAACCGGCGGGTGTGGCCTATCGGGTAGGTGACCCCACCATGATGAGTGACTACTTTACCCCAAAAATTAGCCTTGAAGAAGGCGTTGAACGCGCTATTCGCGGAATAGTATGATCTAAAATTGGTGACTATGGCTACTAAGAAACCTAAAAAAGCACCCCAGCGTAAACGGCGCACGCCGGCTAAGGCTGATGCATTAAACAAATTAGAAAACCATTACATTACTTTGAATGAAATATTTAAAGCGGCAAAAGCCGCCGGGTTTAGCCATGATGTTGCATTTTGGTTAATAACAGAACCAGGTGCATCACTACCTGATTGGGTCAATCCGAACAATAAACCAACTGAGATCATTCCCCGAATTGATCCAACAGAAGATGAGGATGATGATTAAACGCGATAAAACCTTTAATGCAAAATACTTAGTGATCTCAGACTTGCAAGTACCATTTGAATTTACAGAAGCCGTAATCAATTTAAAAAAATTGGTTAATACTTTTAAGTTTGATCTAGTACTTAACACTGGTGATGAAATGGATTTCAATACCATCAGTAGATTTAGTGAAGGCCGGGCGGAATCCTTTATGCAAACACTTGATGCAGATCGGGCAACCTGCCAAGATATTTTGTACGATTTAAAAACAGATGTAGTTAGTAGATCAAATCACTCAGATAGGTTATACAAAGCCGTAGCCCGAATACCTGGGTTAATGGAGTTGCCTGAATTGCAGTATGCAAAATTTATGGGCTTTGATGATCTAGGCATCCATTACGCTAAACAGCCTTACCCGATCCCTGGCACTAACTTTGTGCTTTGTCATGGGGATGAAGGCACAATCTCTAGGGCAGGCGGCGGTACGGCGTTGAACATAGCGAAAAGGTGGGGTCGGGGAGTAGTG